TTGTGGTACGTTAAATAAAAAACCACGTAAGAACGGCCATAAGATGCAGTACAGATGGCGTTGTGTGTTTCGTGATGCCTTTCACGTGTGTTGTGTAATCTGGCCCTTTGCTCACGTTAAGTTAGAGAAGATACAACAAGTTATAGGACACTATTCAACAATGCAGAAAAAAGATAATATTTATAACCTAGATCATTATAGGAGTTTAACAAAATGAAGTATAAACACGTAGATGAGATGTTGATGGAACAAGAACTAAATAGTAAAGTATTTAGAAGTGATCCCATTAAAAAAATTTTAGATCCTAATCGTAATAGAACTGATAGATTTAATAATAAATATCTTATGGAATTAAAATGTAGATACCATTCTGTAGATTTGATTAAGAGTTGGGGTGGTGCTACGATTGAGAAAGATAAATACTATGCACTGACACAGAGTTGTGGAGATAAGATTCCAGGGTATGTTAATAAGTTTCCGTGTGGTAGTTATTACGCGTGGAATTTAAAAAAAATTAAGGAGCCTACGTGGTATGAAAAGATGATGCCTAAAACAACTAATTGGAATAATGAAAAGATTAAAAAAATAGTAGGTGATTTAAATTTTGATGAGGCTACTAAACTAAAAATATGAGAGTATTAATTATATTAATATTATTAACCGGGTGTAGTGCGAAGTTTGATAACTTTGATCCGACTACATCAGCTTTACGATGGATAATGACAAATGAAAAGAAATAGTAGTTATAGATATCCAAGGACCGTACGTGAAATGGTCGAGGGACAAAGACATTATATATTAAACGAGGAAAAGTTGCCGAGTGTGACCACTATACTATCAGCTACACAGAGCGCAGAGAAACGCGAATCGTTGGCCAAGTGGCGTGAACGAGTGGGTGAGGCCGAAGCAACGCGGATCGTGGATTCTGCGGGTGCGAGAGGGACAGCAATGCACAAGATATTAGAAAAGTATGTACTTGGTGAAGGTTATCTTGATGAGACAACAGTCGGTAAACAAGCACACAATATGGCATTACAAGTTATACAAAGTGGATTAAGTAATATTACAGAATACTATGGCACAGAGTGTACATTATATTATCCTGGACTATACGCAGGACAAACAGACTTGGTAGCGATACACAAGGGAGAAGATGCAATCATCGACTTCAAACAAACTAACAAACCAAAGCGTAGAGAATGGATTGAAGACTACTGTCTTCAGCTAGCAGCTTATGCAATGGCACATAATTTTATTTACAAAACAAAAATTACAAAAGGTGTTGTGATGATGTGCAGTAAAGATAATTATTACCAGGAGTTTGTAATCGAGGGTGCAGAGTTTCAAAAATATAAACATAACTTTTTAAGGAGGGTGGATGAGTATTATAGCTCAAGAGCAAAGACGTCTGGATAATATCTATACTATGTATAGGAAAACAGATGGAGAGATGAAGGAGATGTGGAAGAAAAAATGGTATCAATTAATAAAAATAATAGGAGGCAAATTAGATGAGAATAAGAGATTTTCAACAGATACTAGGAAAGTTCACTAACAATGAGAAGGGTACAATCATATCTGATTGCCCTATCTACATTGAGACAATGGATGGACACTTGGAGGCTGTAAGAAGAGTTGAGCTGCAGGAAACAAAGCTTATCAATTCACCAGAGCCAAAGAGAATAGTATTAAAAGCGGAGAGTTTAAAAATATTTAAATCTCCTACATACAAACAGAGTTAATGAGTTCTTATGAAGAACACTGGCCAATAGGTGCCTTACGGGAGACTGTGGGGCATCTATGTATATAGAATTGGTCAAGTATCCTGACGTATTTTTACGATCAGTAAGTAAAGACGTGCCTTTTCCACTTGATGATAAGGATAGTAGACTTATTAAATGGATGACAAAAGCTATGTATCAACATCAAGGAATTGGTATTGCAGCAATTCAGGTAGGTTATCAGAAAAAAATATTTATAATGGATTGCTCGAGCAGCAGAGAAAATCCTAAAGTATTTATAAATCCGGTAATAATCACGAAATCTGACGAAATATTACGTGATGTAGAAGGGTGCTTATCAGCTCCTGGAAAACAAGGAGATGTAAAAAGACACATTAGAATAATTCTAAAGTATAACAAAGAGAATGGAGAGGAGGAACAGAAAACATTTTACAATCTAGAGGCCAGGTGCATACAACACGAAATGGACCACCTAGAGGGTAAACTGTGTATTGATTATGAAAAAGGTAACTATAACAGCGACAAACATAAGTCCCAAACAATGGGCGAATCTGATTTTAGAACTAAATCTGATGAGTAAACAATGGAGGCCGTACGCGGACATTGAATTGCAGGGCCAAGGTGTTAAGAAAATTATCAATTATGGCACAAATGCGTCCAGTATTTCATTTGTGACGAAAATGGGGCTAAAGAGGTAGCTGTGCCAGTGTATAGTAGGATTCTGGAGCAATTTTATTTTTTTAAAAGTAAAAAAAACCTCTGGCACACTTGGCACACTTACGTTTTTAGACTATTAGTGTGGAATACCAAAGCTTATAGCTGTGCCACGGCAAATATTTACGGTGGCACACTTGGCACACTCTGCTACTCGACGCGCGCGACTTTTTTTTTATTTTTGAAAACTTTTTTGCCCAAAAATCTCCCTATACAGTATAAGAGGTAATGCCTAAACAGAAAAAGAAATTTATACCTTTGCCTTACAAACAACTTGGAAGAGATATCTCCAAGTATCCATTCGTTGAGATAAGATGGGTTGATATCGAAGGTGACGACGGCTGGAGTACATTATCATCATTAGACAAAGACAAGCTACCCGTAGCGGTCTCTAAAGGGTATCTTTTAAGCCAACGTAAAGGTGTTACTAGAATCTTCAGAGATTACATTGAAAGCAAAGAAGGTAAAACGTTTGAAGATATAGGCAGCACTGTTATAATTCCTACATCTGTGATAGTATCTATAAAAAAATTAAACTTAAACTAATGAGCAAAAAATTTAAATACGACGGAAGATCAAGACCTACGAATGATTTGTATTCTGCAAACTTTAATAGAATCTTTAATCCTACATTGACAAAGAATATGCCCAATGTAAAATGGGATCAACTTCCACCAAGGAAAGGACCAGACTCAAATGGAATACAAGCTAGTTATAAACAAGTGGGCTTTTTTAAGAAAGCTTCCAAGAAAAACATATAGTAGATTAATTTCTACTCTGAATCATTATCAGGGTCTGACTCTTCTTCTGATTCTTTTACTTCTGCTGTTGGGGTAACATCTTTTATCTTATCTTTGTAAAAAGAATCAAACTCTTTCACTAAATCTTCTTTAGTCATACTATCTAATTCTATATTTATATTGGTGTTGATGTTTTCATTCTTGTAATAACCCATCACCTTACCTCTATTCTCTTCTGCTCTTTGAGCTACTGAGTATGTAGAAGGCTGCTCCATAGACACATTTTTAATTTTACCAAGGTCTTGCATATGAATTGACTTGTTTATTCTAAATCGCATCTCTTGCTCTCTTTCAAGCTCTTCAATATACTTACCAACTAAAGGATACATTCTCCTGTTTAATAAATCAGATGCTGCTTTGGTAGCTCTAGTTTTATATCCGGCTTCAAAGGCACATTTAGTATTATTCTTATTGCCTCTTTCCCATACATACAATTCTGCAAATGTTTTTTGTTTTTTAGTTAATGCTCTAGCTGGTGGTCTTCCTCTAACCTTTTTTGTAAGTTCTGTCATACGACGTATTTATAGCAAAAAAGTATTCATTTTGCAAAATAAGTCCTGTTTTTGTCCTGTTTTTATTTACTTCTATGTCCTGTAATATATAACAAATCCAGTGAAACCAGAGAGCAAATTTTGGCAATTAGTTAAGAAGAAAACACCTCAAATTCAGTGGACTAGACTGGAGTCTTGGGCATCCTTCGGTGTGCCAGATCTATTGGGATATAACGATTCTTGTGGTTTTTTTATGGTTGAGCTTAAGGTGGTTCACGGCAATAAAATATCCTTCAGTCCACACCAAAAACTTTTTCATTTAACTAGGACTAAACGTGATTTTATCCTTGTTAACCAGCCTTCCCTTAAGCTGGTTAAATTATACGAGAGTAAATCGATCCCCGGTCTTCTGACCGATCATCGCGAAACACCTTCCCTCGCCATCAATGATTGGGACCACATTCAACGCTGCTTGCTCGCGTCCTCGTCGGACGCTTGAGTGCTTGCTTGCTCGCTTGCCGGCTCGTTGCTCGCGGGCCCACCCTCCCGCCTGCTCGCTCGCTCGCTCGCTCGCTTGCGCTCGAGCGCCTGTTCGCGCTTCGCTCTCTTTCTTATCTCTTCATAAAATTTTGGGTGTTTGAATACTAGCATT